ACCTTATATTTCTAATAAAATACAGACCAAATATAATAGGGATGGAAATACAGTAGATATTACAAATACACCTGCACTAAAAGAAATAGATAACAAGTTACATAAAATTTTTCTTGATATTCAACAAAATATAGTTTTACAAAGATATAAACCACAATATCAATCCGCTGACACAGGTTATGAATATCATATTTATCATGCAGGGGATGTATGTCATTATCACGTTGATGGAGAATTTGAAGATACAAAAAGTGACACAACATTATTAAGATACGCGTCTGTAATTTTGCATTTAAATACAGTAAAAGAAGGAGGAGAATTAATTTTTCCTTCACAAAATAAAAGCATTAAAACAGAAGAAGGAAAATTAGTTATATTCCCACCTTATGGAATGTTTGGTCATTACACAACCCCTTCAAATGAGGCTAGAGAAGTTATAGTAAGTTGGTTTGTTTATGATAAAATTAATGTTGTAAAAACAAATATTTAACAATTTTAAAGGAGAGTAAAAATGGCAGACATTAAATTAGAATTAACAATTGACGAAACTAATCAAGTATTAGCAGGGTTAGGTGAATTACCAAGCAAGACAGGCGCATGGAATTTGATTGTAAAAATTCATCAACAAGCACAACCTCAGTTACCAAAACCTGAGGAAAACAAAGAGGGCGAGGAAGCAAAGCTCACCTAAAACTATCAGGGGATTTGATGGACATGGATAAGGTTGAACAAGTTGATTCGCGTTTAAGCACGCATGAAGAAGTTTGTGCTTTAAGATACGAAGCTATTAATGCAAGACTAAAAAGATTAGAAAGTATTTTAATGGCATCTGCGGGTGCCATTATTCTTTTATTACTTAGTATTGTTTTAAAATGAAAAATATTATTGCTTTATTGTTGTTTATTGGCTTAATGGGATGCACATTGCATACATGGGCAGAGACAACTACTATTAATCAAAAAGGTATGCCTGTACCAAGTGCTATGGCACCTAGTATGTCTGCATTCTCACAGGATGTATGCGCAGTACCTATAAGCGCAGCAGGTAATTTGGGGTTTATATCTTTATCAGGTGGCACAGTATTACTTGATGAGAACTGTGTAAAAATTAAATTAGCAAAAACATTAAATGATTTAGGTCTTAAAGTAGCCGCTGTTTCAGTGCTATGCCAAGATCCTAAAGTATGGGACGCGATGGAGATGAGTGGCTCACCTTGTCCTATGGGTGGTGCTGTAGGTTATACAGCTAAGAAGGCTTGGTATGAAAAAGACCCTGAAAAGTTTAGAAAATTATATGGTCCGAATTACACTCTTCCTACTCCTCCTAATACTAAGGAATAACGCTTATGCTTGGTCTTGCAATTTCCAAAATACAGAAGATGGGTGGTATCTTCAGGGATCTATGGTGTGCAATGGTATCGACCCTCAAGAAGCTTTGCAACAACATTACTGCTCTTGGTACAGACCTAATGACCCATATTGCTCAATATATCAAGTTCCTGTTTGCCAAGATCAAGTTGAGTATAGGTCTTTGTCGTGCCCGATTCATTATAGTGGAGCTATTAATCAGAGCAGGTCTTTTACTTGTTCTGCGAACGCTTGGTCAGATTGGTACACAACTAGCGACAATTGTGTGCAAGATCCGCCAACATGTATTGAGTCTACTGAAACAAGGCAGTTAGCATGCTCAAGTGGGTTAGAAGGTTTGTTACAAGACCAAAGAACTTCGATTTGCTCAGATCCGTATGGTACGCCAACTTGGACTGCATGGTCGGAATTACTCAATACTTGCAAGATGACAGCGACCAACGTAAACAATGTAGCGAGCCCTGTGAGCCCAATAAGTCCGTTGAATCCAAACAGTGTGATCAATCAAGTCACTACTGTACCAATCATTCAACCCGAACCTGTAATTGTTCAGGACACGACTGCATTGACAACGACAGAGACGCCGACTACTTCTGTAGCTACAGTAACAAGCTCTCAGGTAACAACAGAAAAACAAAGTACTACGACGACGTCGGGTACAGATAAAAAAGAAGACATTAAAGCTATAGCTGTACCGAAGGGAAAAGATTTAGTACCAGGCTTTGGAATTGTATTATCTATGCAACTTCTAAATTCAGGTTATAACATGCAACAACAACAAATTCAGGAATCAATTAAACTTATACAGGAACAAGATTATGAGCGACAACAAAACATATTCATTGACTTTATCATCTCAAATGATTCTAGGGATTATCTTATCCGTGCTAGTGCCAATAGGTGGCGCAGTATATTACGGGATAACCCTCTTCAACGATTTGACAGGGACGATTGAGGAAGTAAAAAAGATGTCTAGTGTTGAAACTAGAATCGTTGTGTTAGAAGACAGAAGCAGAACAACAGAGCGTCAATTAGTAGATGTCATGATGTCTAATAATCGCGCACTAGAAAAGGCAAACGAAGCTTATGGTCGTGCAATTGAAGCCAACAGCGTTGCTAAATCATCACAAGATAAAATTACAGACACCGTAGCTAATGTAAAAGATGAAATGAAGCAATTACGCAAAGCTATGATTAACCCACTAGGAAACTAATATGCTATCAATACTTTCAGGATTACTCGGTATATTCTCATCAGGATTACCAAACTTACTTTCGTTTTTTCAAAATAAATCGGATCAAAAGCATGAGCAAACCATGGCAAAACTTGCTATGGATCAACAGATTTTAATGGCTGAAAAAGGCTTTAAATCTCAAGAGCGTATTGAAGAAATAAAGCTTCAAGAAGTAGAGGCTGAGACTTACGCTCAAGAAAGAACAGCTTTGTATGATCACGACAAAACTCTTATGGAGAAAGCTTCACAAAACGTAGTGGATCTAAACGCTAGGGTGCGTCCTTATGTAGCATTTACTTTTGTAGGTTTATTGGTATTTACTGACGTAGCAGGCTTGGTTTGGGCTATATGGACGGGTGTTGACTTTGCATTGGCAATGGGTGAGGTGTTCTCAGACCAAGAGATGGCCATCGTGGCGAGCATAATTGGCTTTTATTTTGGGTCTCGTCAATGGGAAAAGCATAGCGGTAAATGAAGGTTTCTAACGAAGCTTTAAGAATGATCAAGCACCACGAAGGTGTAAGATTAAGGCCATACCAAGATCCCATAAAACTGTGGACAGTGGGCGTGGGTCATTTGATTGGGGACGGTAAATCTCTTCCCACAGAATGGAATAGATCGTTTACAATCCAAGAAATTGATCAAATTTTAAGACAAGATTTAGCGAGGTTTGAAAAGGGTGTCACACGATTATGTCCTGTTCCTCTTACACAAGGTCAATTCGATAGCTTGTGTAGCTTTGCTTTTAATTGTGGTCTTGGGAGATTACAGTCTTCGACCCTCCGTCAGAAGGTTTTGCGCGGAGATGTTAAAGGCGCCGCTAATGAGTTTCTTAAATATACAAAAGCGGGTGGTAAGGTATTTAAAGGGTTAGTCACACGCCGTAATGACGAGCGTGCTTTATTTTTAAAGGGTATAGAATGACAACAGCAGTAGCAATGACATATGATAGCTTGGTTGAAAACATTCAATCATACCTAGAGCGTACAGACACAGCTACGCTAGAAAAGATCCCTCTTTTTATTATGTTAGCAGAGCAAGTCATTGCGTCTGAAATTAAGTTCCTAGGTAACCTTAATGTAGCTAATTCAACATTTACGGTAGGTCAAAACACGCTACAAAAGCCTGCTCGTTGGCACAAGACTGTGTCTATGAATATTACTGTAGCAGGCGAACGCCAACCTGTTCTGTTACGCAAGTATGAATACCTTAGAGAATATTGGCCTGATGACACACAAACAGGTGTACCTAAATTCTATTGCGACTACAACTACGATAATTGGTTAGTCGCTCCTACTCCCGCATCAACCTATAACTTTGAAGTCTTGTACTACGAACGCGTACAGCCACTAGACTCTACTAACCAAACTAATTGGTTCACTATATACGCACCACAAGCAATGCTTTATGGTTCGCTCCTACAGGCTATGCCATTCTTAAAAAATGACGAGCGTCTTCCTATGTGGCAAGCACAATATCAAGCTATTATGAATACGCTTAAAACAGAAAACACTCAACGAATTGGAGACAGACAGGCAACTGTTCTTGATACTTAATTATGACTATATACACCTCCCCCTTTACAGGAGACGTTATACAACCTACCGATGTGAGTTACGCATCGTATTCAATCTCTGCTGACTTAACACTTGTATGGCCTGTTAATGGCAACATATCGACAAGCGTGGCGGCTCGTATTATGGACATCACACCATCAACAAGTGGTTTGTCTGTATTCATGCCTCCCGCAAATCAAGTATCAGTAGGTCAAGATGCATTTATTAAGAACCCAAGTGCTTTTACATTAACTATTAAAAGCTCAACAGGAGCAACACTAGGTACACTTACCGCGGGTGCTACAAGATATTTTTACTTAACTAATAACTCTACCGCTTCAGGTACATGGTCAAACATAGCGTTAGGTATTGGTACTTCAGATCCTGATGCAACAACATTAGCAGGTCTTGGTTTAAAAGCTATTGGATCAACGCTCAATCAAGCTTCTCCAACATCCTCTGTTACCGAAGGGTATACATTTACATCAGGCGACAGAGCACAAACAAAAGTTTGGGGTGGTGGCGCAGGTACTGTAAATCTACCTGTTGCAAGCACTATTGGTGATGATTGGTTTTTATTTTTCAAGAATAACGGCACAGGTACAGTTTCTCTAAACGCGCAAGGCGGCAATACAATTGATTTAGCTTCATCAAAACAATTCCAACCAAATGAATCTGCAATGATTGTATGTACAGGTTCTGTTTTTATAACTGTAGGTTATGGTGTAAGCAATCAGTTCTTATTTCAATCAATTACAAAAGAAGTTACATCAGGGTCATATACACTTTCAACATCGGAAGCAACTGCTTTAATTCAAGAGTATGTAGGCACACTATCAGGTGCAGTCACTGTTACCTATCCTCCTGTAGTTGCGTTCTATATTGTAAGCAATCAAACTACAGCGGGTGGTAATACACTTACAATTACAACAGGCGTAGGCGGTGGAGCAACCGCAACAGTAGCTGCGGGTAACCAAGCAACATTAATCTGTGATGGTGTTAATTTCTACAACGCAAATACTGTACAAGCAGGTGCTTCTGTGACTTCTTTAGCTAACGGTAGCGCTCCTAACCCATCACTCAGTTTTGCATCAGAACCTTCAACAGGTATTTTTAGGTCAGGTGCAGGCTCATTTAATATATCAATTCTAGGAACAAACAGAGCTGAAGTAAATGCTTCAGGATTAGCTGTTACAGGCACAGGAAACTTTACAGGGGGAGTTCTTGGGGGAATCTTCTAATGACAAAGAAGGTTTTTGCTCTTGATACCCAACCTGGTATTCAGCGTGACGGTACGGTGTTTGACCGTGCGGTTTATACTGACGGTCAGTGGGTAAGATTTCAACGTGGTCGTCCTAGAAAAATATTAGGCTATCGAGAAATTACAGGTAATATGGCAGGTCCTTCTCGAGGCTTGTTTTTAGATCCTCAAGGTTTATTTAATGTAGTTTTTAATGGATATAACAATGGTATTCAATCGTTACCAATCAATAATCTTGGCATTGGTACAGGTGTCACTGATTTTACTCTTTCAGACTTCACCCCAAATGACGCTAACCTTTGGCAATTTGATTCAACATTTGATGCTCAGGGTAGCGGTGATCAAACACTTCTTGCGCACCCTGGTTTAAATTTAAACGACATAGCAAACGAAACTACTACGCCTGTATTAGGTGGGAATATCACAGGTACATCGATGTCAGCAATTGGTGTATTTACAGCGGTAGGTGGTACTACAAACGCATCTCCCATATTTACACTAGCTTCTACCAATGCATTAATAGGTGCAGGACAAACAGTAACAGGTACAGGCATTCCTTCAAGTACTACTGTGGTATCTATTGTGGGTCTAACTGTAACTTTATCTAACAATGCAACAGCAACAAACGCAAGCGTTACATTAACTTTTGATAATCAGGTTGATGTGTCAGGTGGTGTAGTTGTTTTACACCCATATACATTTGTATACGGAAATAACGGATT